CCCCCTTTCCCCGCCCCCAGGGGGTATTTATTCACCCCAGGGGATGGTCAAATCTCCATAATTTTCCCCACCCTCCCCCCACATATTCCTCCGCCCACTGATCTAAAGCAAAAGATGATACTGGACCGGATACTTGGTGTTCCGGGGAGTGTTGTGGGTGGGATTTGTGGGGTTGGTGGGATTAGCGAAGGGATTTCTGGTGGGAGTGGGGTACCGCGGTGTTTTGATGATGGGAGTGAGTTGGGAGGAAGTGGGAGTGGAAGTGGGATTGGGGTTGTTTCGGTTTGGCGTGTGTGGGTAGCGTTGGGAGTGATAGTGGGGTTTGCGTGTTTTTGCGGGTGGCGTGTTGTTGGGTTTGTGTTGTGAGTGTTGTTGGGGGTGATTTGACGGTACGTGAGCGGGATATTTTGCGAGCGATAGTGACGACGTATAGTGGGGTATTGCCGGACAATCCTACGGATATGTTGGTAGTTGCGATGTTGAGTGGGTATCAGCGTCGTGAGGTCTTGAGGGAGTCGTTGGAGCGGTTGCGTGGTCGTGGGTGGGTTAGGGGCGGTCGTGGGAAGTGGGTAGTTGAGGATTGTGGGGTAGATTTTGTAATTGGGACTTCGCTGGGGGCGTGATGGAACTTAGTGGAACCATGGTTTCGGGTGGGGACCGTGCGCGGTTGGTCAAGTTGGCCAAGGCTGCGCGGGAGTTGTCGTTGCGTGAGGAGCGTTCACGGCAGGGTGAGTTGCGGGGAGGGTTGATACATTTTGTCCGGTATTTTTGGCATGTATTGGAACCGGAGCGGAAGTTGGTTGAGGGGTGGCCGCTTGAGGCTTTGTGTGTACATCTTGAGGCTATTTCTAGGGGAGAGTTTAACAGATTTTTGGGAAATGTTCCACCGGGATTTATGAAAAGTTTGCTGGTGAATGTGTTTTGGCCTGCGTGGGAGTGGGGTGCGTTGAAGCGGACGCATTTGCGGTATTTGTCGTTTTCGTATGCGGCGCATTTGACGGAGAGGGATAATAGGAAGTTTCTGACGATTGTTCAGAGCAGAGAGTATAAGGAGCTTTTCCCGCATGTGAAGTTGCGGAAGGCCGGCGAGACGCTGGTGACGAATGACAATCATGGGTTCAAGCTTGCGACGTCGGTAGGTGGTGTAGGAACGGGTGAGCGCGGTGATCGCGTGCTCCTTGATGACCCCCACAACGTTCACGACGCGGAAAGCGATGCGGTGAGAAGCCGGACGGTGACGTGGTTCCGCGAGGCGATGTCGAACCGTTTGAATGACAGCGCGAGCGCGATTGTTGTGATCATGCAGAGGGTGCATGAGGCGGACGTGTCTGGGGAGATTTTGAACGAGGGGTTGCCCTATGTTCATTTGTGTATTCCGTGGGAATATGACTCGTCGCGGCGGTGTGTGACGCCGGTTTGGGAAGACCCTCGGAGCGTGGACGGCGAGCCTGCGTGGCTTGATCGGTTCCCCGAGGCGGACCTTGCGTCATTCCGCGGTCGGCCGGTGATGTGGAGCGGCCAGTACCAGCAAAGTCCTGAGCCGAGGGGCGGCAACATCTTTCGGAGAGATTACTGGGAGCCGTGGACGGGGAAGACGTACCCCCATTTTGATTTTATTCTGGCCAGTCTCGACAGTGCCTTTACCGCGAAAGAAACGAATGACCCGAGTGGGTTCACGATTTGGGGGCTTTATCGAGACCCGAAGACCGGCGAGCCGCGGGTGATGCTGGTGATGGCGTGGCGCAAGTTTCTGGAGATCAGGGGCAAGCGGGTTGAGCGGATGCCGGGCGAGACGACGCCGGAATACAATTCACGGACCCAGAAGGATTGGGGGCTGATCGAGTGGGTTGCCTACTCGTGCCGCAAACATAAGGTTGAAAAGCTGCTGGTTGAGGCCAAGGCGTCCGGGCTTTCGGTGATCCAGGAGATTGGAAAGCTTTACCACGGCGAGGGATGGAACGTCGAACCGGTTATTCCGGACGGTGACAAAGTCAACCGGGCGCACGCCGTGGTCGGAAGCTTTGCCGAAGGTCTTGTTTCGGCGCCTGCCATTGTCGACGAGTCCGGGGCATTGGCATGGCGGCCTTGGGTGCAGCTTGTGATCGACGAGATGGCAATATTTCCTGGCGGCGCACGAAAGGATTTGACAGACTCGGCGACGCAAGCGCTGCGTTGGTTGCGCCGCTCCGGGATGTTGCAGTTCGTGCGGGAGGCGCGCGAAGCCGAACGTGCCGAACTTGAGTACAAGCGGCCGACCCAACCGCTCTATCCGTCAATCTGAGACGAAGCAAAGGAGAGAGACATGTCCAAGACCATTTCCATGACCGCCAGCGATGTCGTCGGTGCGCTCATGCGCCAGGCTGATGAGCTGAACCACTACCTCCGGTCGACGCCGGCCAGCGACTTCAACGGCGATCTGGTCGTCAGCCACACGAAGCGCATGGTCGAGTTCGCGCAACACATCGCCGACATGATCAACAATGCGAAGGCGGAAGCCGAGAAGCAGGGAGTGCACTGACAATGAGCCTTGATTTTGCGGCAGGCCTCGGTTCCCGAGGTCCTGAGCCAAAGCGCCGTCGCCGCAAGGTCAAGGCGCCGAAGGATAATGACATCGTCGTCATTGTCGGGGACGAGCCCAGTGTGCCGGAGATCGATGAGAAAACCGGCGCACTGACCCTTCTCAACGCGGATGGGTCGGCAATCGTCGACTTCAATCCTGATAGGAACAAAACGGCAACGTCGGCGCACGACGACAATCTCGCCGAGATCATCGACCCGATCCAGCTCGCGGCCATCGGGGAAGAAATCCTGTCCGGAATCGAGGCCGACGACGCGGCCCGCGCCGAGTATCTGACCCAGCGCGAGAGGGGGCTTGACCTGCTTGGGCTGAAGATCGAGGAGGCGCGGGCGGTCGCCAGCGGGTCGTCAGTCGAGATGAGCGGGTTCCGGCATCCGCTCCTGCTTGAGGCGACGCTGTCGTTCCAGGCCGGCGCGCGCGGCGAACTGCTGCCCAGCCGGGGCCCGGTCAAGATCGCGTCCGAGGGCGGACTTGAGGGTGATATTGTCGCCGAGGGACTGGAAAAGGACTTCAATCTGTTTTTGACGAAGACCGCGACGGAGTTTGTGCCCGATACCGACCAGATGTTGTTCATGGTCGGGTTCGGCGGGCTTGGCTTCAAGAAGGTGTACTATTGCCCACTGAAGCGCCGGCCGGTCAGCATGTCAGTCGATGCCGCCAATATGATCCTGTCGGACTACACCACGGGCATCGAGAACGCGCTGCGCGTCACCCATGAGACGGAGATGACGCCAACGGAACTGCGTCGGCGCCAGATCGAGGGCATCTATCGCGACATCGATCTCGGCCAGTCGATTTTGTCGCCAAACGCGGTCCAGATCAAGGTCAATGAGATACAGGGCGTCCAGCCGGGGAACGTGAGGCCGGAGGAGGTCAATCACACACTCTACGAGTGCTATTGTGACCTCAACATCAAGGGCTTCGAGCACCGCTCCGGAAAGGGCCGAGGACGCATCACCAGACTGCCGTTGCCCTACCGGGTGACGATCGACAAGACTTCGCGCCAAATTCTTGAGGTGCGGCGCAACTGGCGCGAAGGCGACAAGACCTACGCCAAGCGCAAAACCTTCGTTCCGTACTTCTTCGTTCCGGGCATCAGGAAGACGCTGGCGATTGGACTCCTGCATATCCTCGGCGGGTCGACGTCGGCACTGACAAGCGCGTGGCGCATGATGATCGACAACTCGATGTTCGCGAACTTCCCCGGGTTCTTGTTCGCCAAGGGGTCGGCGGGCCGTCAGATGACCAACGACTTCCGCGTGCCGCCCGGCGGCGGCGTTGGCGTTGATGTCCCGGTCGGGAACAGCATTCAGAACTCGATCATGCCTCTCCCCTATAAGGAGGTCGGGCCGGCGATGATCAAGCTCGTCGACCAGATCGCCCAGGACGGGCGCCAGACGGCCGGCGCCGCGCAAATCCAGGTCGCCGAGGGCAACCAGGAAGCCCCTGTCGGCACCACGCTCGCGATGATCGAGCAGGCGTTGAAGATCATGTCGAGCGTGCACAAGAGGCTGCACGCCGCACAGGCGGAAGAGTTTACCCTCCTCAAAGAGTTGTTTATGGAGTATCCTGAAGCCATGCTGCGGTCGTCGCGGTCGGCCAAGCGGCGGTGGCAGACGCCGGAAGCGTTCAAGACGGCGTTGGAGATGTACGACTTGGTGCCCAATGCGGCCCCCAACACGCCGAGCCACATGCACAGGCTGATGAAGGCGACCGCACTCGTCCAGATGGATGCAGCCAAGCCGGGACTGTTCGACGGCAAGGCGCTGGCAGCGTACGTGCTGCACATCCTCGGGATTGATCAACCGGAGAAGCTGTTTGCCCCGCCGCAACCGCCACAGCAGCCGACTGGCCCCGATCCGCTTGGCGTCGCCGCGTTGCAGATGAAAGAGAAGGAGCTTGCGATCAAGCGCGAGATCGAGATGGCGCGGCTCAAGGATCGTGCCGCCGACCGGGTCTCGAAGGAGAAATTCCAGACGTTGGAAATCGCCCAGCGGCTTGCTACGCACCCAGAAAGCGAGGGTGTTGTCAAGCGGGTCCTTGGTAGGAAGTAG